GGTTCCGTAGCTCAGTTGGATTAGAGCAACAGCCTTCTAAGCTGTGGGTCTTGGGTTCGAACCCCAACGGAATCACTTTGTGACCCCATGCGGGTCACATCGGAACAAAACTACGTCAAAGAGGATTCTACTTCGGTAGTATCCTCTTTGTTGCTTATATACAGTTAGTTACGAGCGAGTAACTTGAAATTCAGACAGTTATTTAGAGGACGAGCGTAATGTCTAATTAACGCAGCGGATTTGAATCTGGTGCTTTGATGATGACATAACGGGACACAACGATACATAAATGTGTGACACTTTGTGTGACACTTTTCTGAAATGTGTGACACTTCTTAAAAATGTGATACACTTTCAGCCACTAAATAGCTGGAATTGGCAAGATAGCCAATTAAAAATTGTTAAACTCCCATTATTCTCATCTCCTCCACTTATTTGTCCGCTGTACTAAAACCTACTTTAACTATGAAGAAGGAATTGGTAGAGGTCGTCTTCGACCGTAGAAAAAACTCCGAGAAGAGGGGTTACGGATTTTTGGAAGTGCAAGTTTATCTTGGACGTGCCACTCGTAAATACATTATGATTGGCAAGTATTCACCCGACGACTGGCAAGCAGCAGCAGCTTCGCCCGAAACACAAGCTCTGGTAGCAAAGTGTAAGAAAATCATTGCTGCGATGGACGTTCTTGATGAAGAGCGTACCTATGACAATTTCATGTATCACTTCAATGGCGAAGACAAGAAGCCTAAGGTGGAAGTAAAGGAGGATCAGCCAAAAGAGCCGGAGAAAAGTGGAAAGAGCTTTCTCGACTTTATGGAGGAAGCTCTCGCCAATGAAGATTTGCGCGAAGGTACACGCAAGCACAAGATTTGTGCCATTGAAACCGTGCGCACATTCGGTAAACTCAACACCTATGGCGACTTGACTCCGAAGAACATCATCGCCTTTGACAACTGGCTGCATGATGGCACCCGTACCGATGTGACGTGTTACGGCTACCACAAGAAAATCCACAAGTGGGTTCGCCAACTTTATCAGATGGGCGAAATCCCACAGGATCCTTATCAAGTGGTGACGTTGAAGCGAGGCAAGTGCCGTGAACGTGAACCGCTCACCGAACTTGAACTGAAGCTCATGCGCAGCTACAAGTTCGAGGGCAAACTTGACAGGGTGCGTGATTTGTTTATCTTCGCTGCCTACACCGGTCTGTCGTTCTGCGACACACAGACCTTCGACTTCGAGAGCATGACGAAGAAGGAAGGCAAGATGTACTACATCGATGGTAGCCGTATCAAGACCGATACGAAGTTCTTCACGCCTATCCTCTCTCCTGCGATGAAGGTGCTTGAGAAGTATGACTACCAACTGCCTAAGATCAGCAATCAGAAAGCCAACGACTACCTTCATGTGATACAGATGGAGCTGCACTTCAGGCAGAAGTTGACTTTCCACGTAGCCCGCCACTCCTTCGCTACAATGGCATTGGCTCACGACGTGCCTATAGAGAATGTGGCTCGTATGCTTGGGCACCAGGACATCAAGACCACACAGATTTATGCCAAGGTGCTGCGCACCACCATCGAGCGCCATGCCACAGCCCTGCAGCGTTCAATCAGCTAAGACACGATAGAAGATTCCCTTTAGTAACTGCGACTTTCCCGACTCATGGAAGGTGGCAGTTATTTTTTCGCATATATACCTCTGCCCACGTATGTAGAACAATGCACGAGGATTGGGTATTGTGTCAGAGAGGAAAGAGAAATGGAACTTCTGCTTTCCGTCAATCTTGTGCATTACGCTTCTCTTCGAGTTATACAGACCTTCGTTAAGTCGCAATGTATGTCCCGATGTCTGCCAGGAAAAATCATCGAAAATCTCTACCTTGTCAATTACCGGGTGTGGCTGTTTATGTCCCGTAGCAGTGCTGCCGTCCCAAAATCCTACATAGATACACGAGAAGTATTCCTGCCCCTTATCTTTCTCCCCCTTAGAAATTTCAAGGCTCGCCTTGCCATGCGCCAAGTCGCCGGCATTATAATTAAGCGTTGGATCCAGTCCGTCATATCTTCTATTGGCGGTACTACCAAAAGAACCATGATTTGTGGTGCCACTCACCCATGATCCGTTAGTCGTCTCGTTATAGGAAGTAGTGTCCCCCATCTCTCCACAGTCAAGAAACAGCACGTTGCCATATTTGTCATCCGTACCCTCTATCCATGCCGGAACAATTTTCAGTTCCACCTCGTCTGCTTCCTCACCTGCATACATAGGTCCGAACTGGTTGATGGGAAGCAGACGATTGTAATAGCGATAAAAACTCTTGCTATCCAGTTTCTTCACAAACTCCGACTTGTAGCAGTACATCACGAAGTAAGTGTCATTCTCCTTGCAGTAAAACATCTTGTGTCCCAACGAGTCGCGCATGTACCCTCGACAATAAGTAATCGGATTAGTGCCAAATCCACCCTTGTACACACCACTAATCTTCAATGAGGATGTTTTTTGAATAAGCTCATTCAATGTTTCACAAACGACAGCAGATTTCTTGTTGGCTCGAACATACCAGTCGCACGTGTAATAATCCCAAAGAAGAGCGTTGTTGTCCGCATACTTCAAGTTGCACGAAGCGAGATACTTAGACTCGTCTTCCTGCGACACCTCCACCGTATAGCTGTCAATTACACGCTCAATGAAGAAGGCACCAGATGCTTTTGCCATATCGTTAGAAAAGTTGAATGTAATACTCCTTGCTTTGTGATTGATGTCGAACTCCCCAAACAGAAAGTTCTCCAACTGCTCGAAGAACTCCGTGAGTGTCCAATGAGGCAGAGCCTTTGCGAAATTCCAAATAGCCCATGATGCAGGAAGTGTATTGCATATTAGAAGTGAATTGTATTGTGAGCGTTCTAAATTACTGAAATCATAAGTATAATCCAACTCCTTGCATATTTCCTTTAGTATATGTAAAAGGTATGGCTGAAACGTGTGTTCTTCATTCGGGTATTCAAAGCCGGTGATAACATGGCTACCCAACGTGTAAGGATTGTGAATAATACCCGAATGATTGTTAACCCATGGAAGAGCTACACTTCCATATACACCAGTGATACCCTCTGCAACCGATATTCCTTTTCTTATAACTGGATATCCCAACTCCATTTCATTGAGATAGATATCGTCAAATGTCTCGTCAAAGTTCTGCTCACTGCGTCCCTCCAGGAATTGCGTTTTTACTTCTACGTCCGATATTTCTGTTATTGTGATGGAGCCTGACTTCAGGAAAGCGCCGTCACGGATGTCGCAGTCAAACACCACCTTCGACTTGATAACATCCGCTCTGTGGATATGCCCGAAGATTGCAATGTTCCGTGCACATCCCTTTAGTGGGAACGTGATAGTCAAGGTGTAGCTGTCCGAACCTGTAAAAAGGCGGTTCTCGAAAATGAAGTCAAACGATGTGTTCTTCTTCAAAAAAGCTTGTTTGCCATTAATTATTATTTCCATTTTTATTAATTTTGCAATATGAAAATATTATGTATTTTAGGTTTGGTTTGCAGTGTCAGCTGCTACTTAATGCTATCATTATTTGACAAAATATACGATAGTAAGACCAGCCCATCTATAAGAAGGGCAATAAGTTTTGTTTTCTTGCTTTTACTTGTTGTTGGAGTAGTTTCTATTATAATCCTAACTTATTCACGCGGACTTGTTCCACATGAGATAAGAATGAAACCATAATTATTTTCTTCGTGATTTTGGCGTTTTGTTACGGATTAATGTGTCATACTCGTCCTGCGCTTGCTTGATGCCAGTGTCACCAGTGACCGTGTTCACCGTGACAAACGGCTCGCTCAACCGTTGTTGTAACTGCTTCATCGTGTCGGTATAGTCGCGTATTGCCTTGGTGTTTTGGATGATGGCGGCAGTGGCCAGTCCGTCAGACTGCTGCTGCACGACAATCGGTTGTTGTGCTTGTGGCGTGACATTCGATGTCGGTGCAATGGTTCGTGACACATCATCGGCTCGTAAGGATCCGATGGTGTTAGTCCGCTGCGCATAGTCCAGGGCATTGATGATAGGACGTGCAACCGGGTTGGCAAGCATCTCCTGCGACGCCACCCATTCCCCGGCATGAACCACGCCCACTTCTTGGAACTTGAAGCCTTTTGGAGTGAAGCCACCCTTTGCATAGCCCTGGCTTTCACTCGCTTGCTGCTGTTTTTTGATTGCAGCAATCTGAATAGCTCCTGCAGCCACCGCCATTGCAGCAGCCACTGGTGCCAGGATATAACCCACAAGCGGAATTGCCGCTGCCGAGCCATACGCCGAGATGGCGTTCTGTGCCGTCTGCGCCACCGCTTGTATCACCTGCATTGCAAACATCTTTTTGTTCGCCTCGTTCTTTTTCTTTGCTAGATCCTTCTGCTTCTGCTCCTCGAGCTTCTTCACCTTGTAGTTGTTGCCCTCCGCTTGCGATATCTCCTTGTCATACCGCTTCTCGATGGAAGCAGTCTGTATCTCCAGTTCCGCCTGAATGAGCGAAGTCATGCCCGAAAATATTGAAGACATACCCGACGTGAGCGTGTCAAAAGACCCTTGCACCGCCTGTCCGAGGTCCGAGTTCAGCCACTCCGTAATGTCCTCCGTCATGTTTTCGAGGAAGTTCTTGCTCGTGTCGTTATACTCCTGACCGTACTTCTTCGCCAGTGCCACCTTTGCCTTTTGATACGCTTCCTCGATACGCAACTTCTCCTTAGCATCGTCGCCGGCAGCCTTTATCTCCTGTTTGAAAACCTCATCGAGGGCAGCACTATCTTTGGTGTATTTCTCTTTCTTCTCCGACTTGTTATCCCCGAAGTAGTCCTCTTTGATTTTGGCAAGCTCCTTCTGATGCTTCTTCTCGTTGTCCTCGATGGTCTTCTGATTACGCTTTTGGTTTTCAACGAGCTTATTCTGATAATTTTTCTGCGCTTGCAGCTGTTCCTTAGAACCGTCCGTGTAGACCTTTGTCAGACGGCGCAGATGCTCCAACTCCATGAGTTCAAGCGCATCATCAAACGTTTTTTGGTCGACCTTGCCATCAATGTACCGCTGTTTCTCCGTAGCAACAAGCTCATTGTAATAGTCGTTCTCCTGCTTAGCCGACTGAACATTCTTGTCATCAACGAGCTTCTTCTTCGCCTCATAGTATGATGCTTCCGCTTCCAGCTTTTGTTCACTCGTAGCTTTGCCATTAGCCATAACCTTCTGATTGTACTCAATATCAATCTCTGTCATGCGGTTCGTGTACTCATCGAAGTCCTTCTCACCTTTGGCATACGCAATGCGGTTGAGAGCCTGCTCCCTGGTCTTCCAGTCCTTTTGCGGTTTCAGCACATCCTCAGTCTTCGTCTTCTTGTCCGTCTTAGGAGGCATGTATGGAGGGTTCTTCGTCTGCTGTTCCTGCTTCTGTTCTTTCTTCGCGTCATTGAGTGCCTCCTTCTTGATGTCTTCGCCATATATGCCTAAGATGTTCGCCTCACGCTGGTCAAGCTCCGCCAGGTCCTCCTTCGTCTTGGCAAGAGCACGTCTGTTCGAGGCACGCAACGAGTTGACACCCAACTGCACCACCTTTCCCTCCTGACCAGGCATAACCGTTTCCGTCCTTGCCTCCATCTCATCCATGGCAACGACACGCTCCTGCCTCTGCTTTTCCAGATTAAGGTCGACACGCTGCTTTCCTATATCACGCAACTTATCCTTAGCACCCTCAATCTCATACTTGCGAGTCAACGACTTCAAGTAATCATCAAGAGCCTTCTTGTTCTCCTTATACTTGCCCGTGGTATCATCCAACTGGGCATTATAGTTCGGAATAATCTTGTTGAGCGCATCAATCGCCGTGTGTCTGTCCTTCAGCGACTGCGTTTCATCGCGAGCCACCGCAATAAGCGCATCAATCTTGTTCTTCTCGTCGATGATGCCCTCCTGCCCACGCTTGCGTATCTCCTGCAAATCCTTTTCTGCTTGCGACACCTCCGTCATCTTCTTGTATAACTTATACAGAACCGCACCGAGAGCAATGGCTCCGGCAGCTATCGCACCATAGCCCGATGCGAGCAGAGCACCCTGCTTTTTGAGGTCCGACATCAGCCATGACTGTCGCACCCAGTTGCCCTGCAATTTGGCGAGACCCATCTGCAACAAAAGGTGTGCAGCGTGCAATGTGGCGACCGTAGTCTTGTATGCCGTTGTCGCAGCCTTGGAAATAACAAGCCACGCATAATGCGCCTTGAAAGCAATGTTCGAAGCGTTCACCGCAATCTTATAGGCAATGAAAGCTGCTGTCAGCGAAGCCAAAGTAAAAGCGTTCTCCTTTATGAACGTGATTGAAGTAGACATGAACTTCAACAACAAAGTGGTGGAAGAGATGACATGCTTCATTATCGGCTGCAGCTGCTCACCAAGTGCCACCGCCATCTCCGTCACGCCCTTGCGAGCCTTGTCAAGTCCTGCCTGCACCGTAGTATTCTGCACATTGAACTCATTTGTGACCGATGTACCCTCCGCAAACGCCTTAGTAGCTTCCTCCTGCTCCCACCGCACCATATCGAGGTTGCCAGCAAGAGCCGAAATCACCTGCGCAGCACGAGCACCGTTCTCGCCCATATCCTTGAATACTGGAGCCAGTACGTCGATGTTGCCGAGTTCGTGAAGACGATCCAGCAACATAAGAAGTCCCTCGTTAGTACTCTTCTTCAGCGTTTCGTTGAACTCCTTCGCATTAAGCCCCGTAGCCTTGATGATCTTGTCGTTCTCCTTGAACATATCCATAATAACCTTTGACACCGCTGTAGCCGACATCTCCACCGCCTGTCCCTGGCTATCCAGCACCGCAGCGAAGCCCATGATTTCCGGGATAGTCATCTTCGCCTGGGCACCCACGCCAGCCATGCGCTGTGTGAAGTTTGCGAGATATGGAGCCGAAGCCGTGCAGTTCTGTGATAACTCATTGATAACGGAACCCACGGCAAGCAGAGCCTTCTCCGTGCCGAGTCGTTGCTCGTCACCGAAGATGTTTGTCAATTTTGAAAGAGTCAGCGTAGCCCCATCACCGAGGTCGTCCAAAGCCACATTGATTTGGTCGGCAGCTTTTACAAATCCCAATACATCCTCCTGCGAGGTTTTGCCCAATCGACCCGCCTCCTGCGCCAACTTATTCAACTCCTCACGCCCCGTTCTGGTGTCTATCTTCTGGAACTCCTCGTTCAAATCCTCTACCTCCGAAGCGTTCATTCCGGTAAACTTGCGGACATTCGCCATCTCCTGGTCCATATCCGCGAAGGCACTCACCGCAGACCGACCGGCGAGGATGATGCCGGTTATAGCAGCCGCGATGCCTGCCAGCGCCGTCTGCCAGTCGTTGAGTTTTCGGTTCATGCGTTCCCACAAACTTTCATTCTCTCGCAGCTGCGAGTTGATGCTTGCAATCTCCGCCTTTACACGCTTGATAGCCTGGCATTGCTTGTTCCACTCCTCTGAACCACGCTCCAAGCCATTGAGGTTACGTTTCAGCTGTACCAATGTGCGGTTCAGTTCCTTAGGAGAAGTTTCATCGAGTCGTTGCAAAACATGCTCGACCCCTTTTGCAGCATTTTCAATCTGCGAGATTTGGCGATTGGTTTCCTTCAGTTCACGCTTTAGCTTCGTGAGCTGCTGTTTGTTTCCTGCTGCTGCCGCTTTCTCAATGGCTTTTTCGAGGTTTGCAGCCTGAGATTTCAGTTTCAGGAGCATATCTTCCGCCTGTTTTCCGTTTACAGTGAGCGTAACGGTCGCATTGGTGTTTATATTCGACATACGTCTTTCAATTTTATTGGTTTAATGATACGCAAAAATAACACCGCTCAAACACCACCAAAAAGACGAGAAATAAGGCAATTTCGCCCGATTTAGGCACGCTGGCGCCGACAAAAACCGACGAAAATTAAGCGATAGAAAAACGAAAGGCTTGTGTATCAAGCCGTTAAGGGATTGTTAAGGGATTTTCCCTTAACCCGTCTTGATAAAGACCCCCCGACCGCCCTGTCCTTGCTGACGGCTACGACCGCCCGACCTTTGCGGAATATGTAAACAAATGTTAATATTTAGTTTCTCACACTCGCAAAACCGCCTTAGTTGCGCCAAAAAGCGAAAAGGCAGAAAGTGACGAAAAAGGCTTGCAAGTTTCGCTGATGACGAAAGCGAACCGAGGTTTCACGCTGATGCACAACCGCTCCAAGTTCCACGAAAAACGAGGGTTTAGACTTGAGCAAATAAGGCTGAAACAAGCAAAAGGTTTTGGAAAAGCACCGAGTTTCGGCACGACATAGGGTTTCGGCTTGAACAAATAAGGCTGAAACAAGCAAAAAGTTTCGGAAAAGCACCGAGTTTCGGCACTTTAAGCCTCCAAGCCGAGCAAACCGATGGTCTTGCCGTACCACGAAAGGCTATTGGGTATCGGATGGGCATCAATGGCTTGCGGATGTTGCAATATATGCGAGAAAAAGCGAGAGTTTCGGCTTCATACTGCGCTCTTTCGTGCTACTGAACCACCGCCCACCACACCAAGCGAGCCACCACGCCACGCCCGACCCATCGGGCGGTAATGCGGCAGTGGTGAGGGATAAAAAGGTAATGCGCCTGTCGGTCTTGCCCGACAATAGGCGCACTACCTTTTCTATCCCATACCTCTGCCATACCTATTTGAATAAGCGAGAGTGCTGTCAGGCTTATAGCAATCTTGATTGCCATTAGCCAGACGGCTTTCTCGCATTGATAGACAATAGAATGCGTAGCTTTACCTATTAACTAATGGCTATGCATCAGATAGGGGTTAATTAAAATCATTTCGTAATTTTCTATTTTAATGAAATTTTTAGTATATTTGCAGCAAAAACATAAAATATGGGGTTCTTTCAATCTGCCAAAAATCAAGTAGGAAGAGATTTAGGTAAAGTTATTAGTAATGCTGTTTTTGGTGATAAACATGCATCTGTATATAGACGTGCTCAATCAAAAGCACGTCAGGAGCAACATGAAGAACAGATTCAGCAAAATCAGTTGAATGGTTTGAATCGTGCAGTTCTTGATAATGTAGACAAAGTATTGGGGACAACCGTGTCAAATGATGTAAATGATATTTGTAACACATTGGATTTGTTCCATTCGCAGATGTTAATAAACGGATGGAAACCTATTATATTTGGTGATGGAACTGATGAAAATAGAATTAACAATAAATATCCCGACGCTTGCTATTGTAAATTTAAGCAACTTTTATTCAAATTGAAAGCATCAAATTGCAATCAGGATATTTACGACCATTATTATGGAATATATAAAACTCTCAATAGAAGAAAAATATGGGGAAAATTTAGTAGATTGTTCCTATTTATTTTCTTTTGGATAGCTCTTGCTATTTTTTGGATTATAATGTCGGCTTTAGATTAAAAAACATATACAGGAACTTACATCTTTTGGGTGTAAGTTTTTTTGTGTCATTTGAGAGAAAGAATGACGGAATGAAATGACGTGGAAGACCGATGACGCTTGCATGTTGATGATTGACGAGGAGGTCAGACAAGCTCGCTGCAAGCGTTGCTTGGCTGGGTGATGCGTCAATCATGTGCGTAGGTGGTGCATTGTTCGGTGGCGAGGACTGGCGTAGCCGTGAAATTGTGGGGCGTGTAATGAAGTGGAGGGGCTTTGGGCTGCCGTGGAGAAATGTGTATGTTGCTTACCCCGTACCGTGACTCGTGTGCTTGCACTTTTCTCGAATGTATGGAGGACTATTCGACTTTAGGCGATTTGTCCTCCTCACATCCGAGAAAAAGAGACATGGTACGGATCAGGGAAGTGGCATACTTATTTTGCAACAGAAGCCCAAAGCGACGGAACGCAATGGAACACCCCACAATTTCACTTAGCCATGCAATAGCTTGTCCTCGCCACCGAACAATGCACCGCCGGAGCTGCCTGGTAATGACTTCGGGAGCCTGTGACCGAAATGTCGTCGTCTGCCGGCGAGATAGCGACGGATAAAGAAAATGACGGCTACTGCCGTTATCATCATCAGGACGGCAATAGCGAGCTTTGCCGTGAAGGGAACTGAAGACCTTGACTTGATAATTTCCTGCGACTTGTCGAATGAAGACTGCTTCGCTATTGCGATGCTGTCTTCCACCTGCTGTGCAGCTGCGGACTCCTCCTTTTCCTCTTGGGAAAGGTGAAGTCCGTAGAGTCTGAGAGATGACGGCTTGCCGTGACTTATTGCGGAAGGCTTGCCGTGATAAGATGGAGGCTTTGCCTTGTCATTGGACAGGGGCTTGCCCGATGGATAGCTTAGGTCGGAACATTGAGGGGTTGCTGACGTGTCGGCACCCCCGAATGTGAAGACGCAGCTATCGAATGAAAGGGCGGTAAGCCTCTGTAGGGAACTGAATGAAAGATTCTGAGCGGATCGCCATTGAGCTTGCGAAACGGCGTTTCGCTCACTTTCATTGGATGATGATGCTGTCTTTGTGCTCTTGCACGCCAGTACAAATGCACAAAGAATAAGGATTAGGATATGTTTCATATCGTTGGGTTTAGATGTTGGCATATTCTGTAGTGGCATCAAATGATGGGCACGCTTTGGCAGCGAATTTGCAATTTGCACAATGACGGCTGCACTCGGCAATATTGAAGCCAGCTTCATATTGCGCTCGTTTGCACGTCATTTCGCGATGTCCTCGGATTTTGGCATTGGGGAACTGCACCCGGAGCTTGCGAAGAAGTGCCACCAATGCGGATTTCTGCTCCTCCGTGCGAGTATCCTTAGGGTGTTTGCCGTCGGCGGTCAAACCACCGATATAGCAGATGCCTATGGAATGGGCGTTGTGCCCTTGGCAGTGCGCTCCCACTTGTGCGAGCGATCTGCCATGATGCACAGAGCCGTCGCGGTAGATAACGAAGTGATATCCGATGGAAGCAAAGCCTCGCTGCCGGTGCCAGCGGTCGATGTCTGCTGTGGTGAAGTCCTTGCCTTCAGGCGTGGCAGAGCAATGGATGATGATGAGATCAATCTTGCGCATCCTTCTCCTCCTTCCGTTTCAGTTTGTCATCGAGGTACGAGCGTAGTTCTGCATACTTAGTCTGTATGTAGATAGTGACACCGAAGATAGACCCAGCGTAGATTAGACACTCTGCGAATACACCCAGGACAGACTCGTGAATCTGTCCGGTGGGCGGTACGATGAATCCTGCGACAGCGAGGAGAAATCCTCCGATGAGCATAGCTATGGCAGATACAATCTGCACGTTTTCCTTAGTTTCTTTAGTCATAATGAATTGTCTTTTGAGAGTTAATATAAAGTGGTTATCTTCGCGATTGAGTTGTGGTCGATTGGACCATTGCTCTTTGGCAGCGTGGTGTCGCGAACACCATTTTGCATCCGAGCTGTGGTGGACTCCTTGCGGAGAAACCATGGCTCTTTTCGTTTACATACTGAAAATGAAGGTGAGTTCGTAATTGTTGCTATCATACAATTGATCAGCCCTTGCGATAACCCTGAACTCAGCGAGGTTAGTTCGGAGTTCTCCGAACTGGAACGGACCGTAATCTTTAGACTTCTTGTAAAATCCGATGGCGAAGCGGAAATGGCGGTTGATACCGAGAATGTTATAGGAGCGTTTGCCAAAGTAAATGCGGACTTCCAAAAGCTGTTGCGTTTCGGGGTCGATGATAGCACGGCAGTCGCTGAACAACACATTAGGCTTCGTAAAATACTTGCCATTGTTCGGGTCGTCCTCCTTATCCAGACGGAAAGAAATCTCGTCGCCATTATTCACACTAATCTTTCGGTCGTCATAAAAGCGGTTCCAGCCACGTCGCCGTGGAAGATACTCACGCACACCGTTTTCATCCTCCTGCTTGCGACTTGTACGCACCGAGTGTCGGAAAATGACCGGTGTAAGCCCTTGCCGGATATAACGGTAGGCATCCTGTATCATAAGAGTACTGTCAGTGATGATACATTCAATGTGCATCTGCGTAGCCTGCTTCATCGTGGCAAACTTCTGAATGTCAGTCTGCAACGATTTTATCTGCGACGCAAGCGACTTGATATCCGTCTGTATCTTTAGGATATCTTCAGCGTTGACAGTGGTTGCTTTGGTGTTTCTGGAAACACGGAGGCTGATGGATGCAATTCCCTTTTGAATGTTCAAGATTGTTTCCTCCATATTTGCGAGCGAAGAGAAGTACTTGGAAATGTCAGCCTTGCATTTGTTCAAGTCCTGCACCTGCTGCGCACGCATGACACCGGCACGCTCGGTAGTGGCTTGGCGGATGAGGATGGAATTGGGTGCGAGTTGATTGATGCCAGTGGAGAGGTTCGCCTTTCCCAATGTGAAATACACGTTGTTGCGGTCGTCCGAGCCGATGGTGAACGATGTCAGCACATAGCCGATGCGTCCAAGAGCCGAGCGCCAATTGTCAAGGCGACCCATGTCCGTCTGCAGGGCAGCTTTGCCCAAAAGGTCAGCGATTTTCTGCAACAGTGCGCCCAGAACTTCGGGCGTTATAGCCTCTTCGCGCGTCTCGCTGCGGAATGAGGTAATGAGAGATGTGATAGATGAAATGTCAGCCATACTTTTGCTTGTTTTTAGCAAAGGTATAGAGCGGTAGTAGTTAGGGAAAAGACATAAAAAAACCTCGACTGCAATAGTCGAGGTTGTATATTATTATAATTAAAGCTTACTTCTTAAATCATCAAAACAAGCTTCTGCTTTTAATGTGTAATTATCTCCTGAGTCTTCAATCAGAGAAGGGGCTCTATTGACTTTTGCATTGCTACTATCCTTTTCATACTTTTGATATCCAATAGTATAATACCAACTGCTTCCAACCTTCATTGGCATGACAATAACCAAAATCTTTTTATCTGGAGTTATTAAGCCGATATATTCATCTGTATCTGTAACATATACATATCTTTCTGCTACCCAATTTGCCACTTCTGTAGAATATGAACTACTTGTTAAAATCCATGAATACTTTAAAGCTGAATTCTCAAAGCTATATAAGTAACCAGAAGTATATCCTGTACCTTTATAGGTTAACGATTTACTATCCTCACTTATCAATGAATAACCTTTCATTTGGTTTTTTACACTTTGCATTGAAGCTCCAAAGTTAAGATTAGGCTCTGTATAGTATGAGTATTGAGGAGTAACTTTTACCATAAAAGATCCCTTGTCACTTGCAACTCGAACTTCTCCGACCCTGTATGCTTTAATTGTACCATTTTCCACTTCTGCAATCAACTTATTTTCTGATTGCCAATTGATACCATTTGAATTGGCGATTTGTTGAGAAGAACCTGCAACTAAGGTTACATCATTAAATTTAGGTGAGTCGTCATCATCACTGCTACATGATGAAAGCCCTCCTACTACCAATGCTAACATTGATAGCAGTAGCAATGTCTTTAATTTTTTCATGTTTTTGAATTTAGTTAATGATATTCCAGCGGCAAAAATAACATTTATTCATTACCCCCCCCAGTGATTAACAAACATTAACTTGTTTTTCAGTGATTATAGCGCACATACTTGTCGTCAAGTGCCTGGGCGACGACACCAACGAACTCATGAGCGATGTTGTCGGAGAGGAAGTCACGGAGGTTCATGACGGAAGCGTAATACTTACGGCTGAACCAGGGTTTCTTCTTGCGCTTGCGTTCACGGCCGATGTCGCCATGATTACCTCTTGGGATTTCTTTGCCAGTACCGAAGTTCTGCCAAAGGCCATATTCGAGGAAGGACTGTGACAGTCCGAGCTCGATAAACCGTCCGTCCGCTCTTACGGGGAGGAACTTTGGGCTGTGTAGCAAACGTCCGGTGTCGATTACACCGAGGAGTGTCATTTGCTCACGCCATATTTTGAGCATCGTATCGTTGAAGGCAAGAACGAACTTCTCACGTTCTTGCAGTTGTGGGTCATTGCCATTCAGTTGGGTCATAACGTAAATCGGTATAAGTGTCAACGGCTATTTGGAAGAAAGCACAGGCGCAGCCTGAGAAAAAGTATTGGTCGATTTCCTGAAAGGAAATGCGAGAGTCGAGATAGATATTATGCTGCTCCTGCTTCGTCTTTTCGAGGATGAGCTTGCTCATAAACTGGCGGAACAGCTCGCGCATGGTGTCCATGCACTGCTGGCGTGCTGCCATGTCATCGATGGCGTGGCGCATTGCGAGGAAGACCGTCTTCATTCTTCGAGTGTGCGGACTGTTGTTCACCTCGATATAGCCCTGGCTTATGTCGCTGACAGCGATGATAGCCGTGGCGGATTGCAGCTGTTGCAAGGCTTCCTCGAAGCCGTCGAGTCCGCTGACCTTTGCGAAGACAAAGTCATGGGTCTTGGCGAACTTGTTTGTTTCTGTGAGGGATGTGAAGAAGGCGGTGGCATCCCAATTGATGTTCTTGTCTGTCATTTCGTTTGTCGTTTGATGTCTTCTACTTCTTTCGCTTTAGCGTCGAGTTCTGTAAGTGCTCGCCATGTGTCCATCGAGAGCACCGCTTCCTCTTTGGTGATGTCACCTCCGGTAAGCGTACGGATCTGTGCATTCATGGCAGTCCGCAGCACCTCCCCGATGGGCGGTGCGTAGCCCAGGAGGTCTTCTGAAGAACTGGACATCGGCTGTAGGAAGTGTGAGAACAGTCGGGCGAAGTAATGCTTCAGTGACGAGAACCAATAGAAGGCGTTTAGCAGAAGCGGTGTTGTGAGCTGCGACTTCTTGACCTTTGGGTACAGAAGCGTGGCGAGGTCTTTCAATAAGGCATCGTTCTTGGTGTGGAGAAAACCCTGATAGTAGTTGTCGGCAGAGATGAACGTCGAGAACGGTACACCCTGGAAATCGGCTTCGATGGCAGTGGCTCTTCCGATTTTGAAGATGCGAACCGGCAATGGAGCGAATTGCCGTAAGAAGTCCAATGAAGCCGTGGCTGCTTGCATTTGTCTGATGGTGAGCGTAGTCTCCTGCTTGGGCGTATGTCGCTGCTTCACGAGATAGCTGCCGTCATGCGTCTTGCACAATACCCTTATGTCTGCCCATTTGAACAGACAGAGGGTGAGAATTTCTTCCATTGGCAGATCATGCGAGAGCTGTGTGAAGAAATATTTGAGTTGGCTGTCAGATAGCGATTGCCAATCTTTGGGGACTGATAAGTTAAATGTGTGTATCATGGCACAAAAATAACATCTGATTAGTAATTCGAGAAAGACAAAAATGACAAATAGTATATATAAACAATGGATTTTTTGTCATTATATTGGCACTTTGGATTTTAAGCAGTAATTTTGCAGATTATGAATCAGAACTTAAAGTTTGCCACTAATATAGAAGAACAAATCACCAAACTTGTTGAGAGAGGAATGGTGATAGAGGACATAGAAAAAGCCAAAGAAAACCTGTTGGATATAGGATATTTCCGATTAGGTTTTTACTGGTTTCCTTTTGAGAAATCATACCCACGTAAACAAAAAAGAGACCATATATTTAAAGATGGAACGAAGATTGACTATGCAATTCAGTTGTATTATTTTGACTTTGATTTGCGTAATTCTTTTCTCCGTTACATAAGTCGTGTAGAAATAAACTTCAGAACGAAGTTGATTTATATGGCTTCAAACAAGTATAAGGAGGATCCTTTTTGGTATGTTAACAGCAAATATGTTGAGAAGAGTTTCTTGAATAGTAAAGCCTTTCAAGATGCCATTCGTGATGCAAATACAGAAACGATTGTAAAACAAGACTTGAACAGATATTCCAGAAGCCACGCTCCTGCATGGAAAGTTCTTGAATATTTATCTTTTGGAGTAGTCATATCTCTGTTTGACAATCTTAAGGACGGTGGATTAAAACATGCAATATCAATGGAATACGGTATGGGCTCTTCCACTCAGTTCTCCAACTATATGAATACCATTCGTCGTTTGAGGAATTTCTGCGCCCATGGCAAAGTCCTTTACGATACAAACCTTCCTGTAGCAATAAGTAATGGACCTGCAGGAGATTTGGGCAGTCGTAAGACCATGCTATCCGGAGCATATTATATACTGAAGTATATCCTCGGTAAGGTGTCAACCAACCGTCAGCGCGATTTAGTAGACGATATGCGTAGGGCATTTGATAATGTTGAATTTGAAATCGTAAAGAAGATAATTTGTGATAATTCAGGATTTGATATTAACACGTTATAAGAAAAAATAGTTTAGTTGATAAACAAAGATATAAAAAGTTTGTTATTTCAAAAATTCGTTGTATCTTTGCAACGGATTAAGCCAGTGCACTTGATATGCTATATGCTATCATACTGCACTATAAAAGAAACTGACAAGGGGATTGGCAATGCCAACCCCTTATTTTTTTTGTTTAGAAAAAGTAGCCTCCTGCTTGCTTTTTATTTTTATATCCATGGTTTTCAAAGAGTTTGGCGGTGTCTGAGTTTTTCCATTCAGCGAATACGTTGCCCTTGGCTAAACGTATGCTGTTCACGATGTCGATGATGTTTGGTATCGGGTATTCACCGATACGGAGGATGGAGAACTCGATGGCAGAGATGCGCTGATACATCCGCTTGTATAGAGCGGTGTCGAGAGTCATATCCCACTTGTTGAGAGCGTTGGCCGTGCGAAGCATGTCCATGAGTTCCGGACTGAAAAACTCCGTTTCGAGGCGGTGCTCAATGGTGAGCAACTTGGCACGAGTGTCCTGGTATCGCAGCCAGATATGGTCAGCGAAGCCCAACTGGTGCACAAAGTCAAGCGTAGGAAACATCGTGGCAGCGAAGTAATTGAACTGCTCCGAAGCAGTCCAATGGTGGGCATCCGGAAGCATGGTGAGGATAACGGCAAGCGCATCGTCGCGTTGCTTTTCGAGAGAAAGAAGAAGCCTCTCGATGCGCTCCTTAGATGCCGGTATCACATTCTGATTGCTGACTATACCGAAACCGTTAGGCGTAAGAATGAGGTCGAGCTGTGGCACAGCGTGCAGCATCGCCTCTGCAGCCGTGATGATACGGCAGTAGTGCAGCAGCGGTGTGCTGTCAGAGTATGAGCGGATGCGACTCATCGTGTCAGATGAAACGAAAGTGGCGGTAAGCCATTGCTCCGCTTGTAAGAGGTGATATTGTATCTTGTCGAAAAGAGAAAGTTCACCAGCAACCGCTTTGAGGGTGTTTGGAACGTACTTTCTTAGGGTATCATTATCATTTATCAGCATTGCCATTGTCTTTAGATTTATTGAGTGAAACTTGCTTTGCGTCCTTATTCTCATCGAGCGTAGTGAGCTGGATGAATGGGCAGTCCGGCTTGACCGCTGTCCACTTGTTGAAATGGATGATCAGTCGGTGAACGGAAAAGAGAAGGTCGTGGTAAGGCTTTTGCAGAGCCTGTGCAATGGTGTAAAGCTCGCGCTTGTCGCTGCCGGAATTATTGGTTTGCGACTTGCCTGGCACCGAGCCTACAAGGTTGGAGTGGACGCGCATTGTAAAGCACATCATATTGATGGCTTCGACGATGTCCGTAGCCCAGTCGCCACCCTCCTTGTCCGTCTCGATCTTGTTGATGACCACATCATGCTGCTCCTCACCATTGGGTGAAACATAGAATGTGGAGAAAAGCACCTTACCACTGTTCTCCATGCCAGTAAGGAAGTTGATGATATTGTCCTTCTCTTGGTTTACTCGCTCCTGCTGCTTTACTCTGTCCGTGATGCCCTCCACCTTGAAGATGTTGTTCCAAAACGAGTTGCCAATCTCGATGTGGTACTTTATGGGCGCGGAGTTTCGGAGCTTCGCTTCCTTAGCAATGCCGATGAGCTGCTTGATGTTGAACCACTTTCCTTTGAAAAGAGCTGCATAGTATGGTATTGGGTAATACGTATTGTCGGGCGTAGGAATACGGCTGACGACAGCGAACTTCTTGATTTTCTTCCCTCTGTTCTGAAGGTCGGTGAATGGCGACTGTGGATTGAGAAGTTCGATGCGCTCGATGTCCTCGGGACTGACCGTATTACGCCAGTTGGCATAGAGAATATAAGGTATCACGCCCGACTTGTCGGCAGGAGCAAAGCGGACATAGCACGCCTGTTTGCGGACGATGCGGACAATGCGACTGGCATCCTCATTGAGGATGATCACGCTGACGCAAAAGCCGAAGTGCTTGAAGTCCTGGCACACGCCGAGGAAGTAACTTGCGAGGTCGTTGTCCAGCATGAAGTCATCCACTTGCGCTTGCACTTGTGCGGTGGCAAGCTCCGTGTCATAGACAAGTCCACTGCCATAGCAGACTTCAGCATTGAACATCTGGCAAGTGCTCATTGTCTCGTCAGACTCGATGAGGTCAATGATGTTGTACGGCATCTGATTGTCACCTCCCCACGGGATGTACTTCATCCTGTCGTTGATGATGATTGGTGCGATGTTGTGCTCCTCCTTGAAGACTTCGGATGTCTTGGAGGTGAAGGTTGCGGATTTGTTGGTGCCAGGGATGGTGACAACGGATGTAGGTGGAATGAAAAATCGCTCATATCTTGCTTTTTTTAGGGCAAAGATATGAGCGATGTTTGGGTGGAAAAAAGACATGTATATTATATGTAACGCATATAATAATTATGATAATAGTGTATTTACAGCAAAAATTTGTATTTTTGTAAATAAGATCGGTACTAAACCGAATTGTATATTTCAAAAAGAAAGTATCTTATTTATTGGATTAATAAATTACAAAAATATGAAGTTGGCAAAAAGTATTGGTGGTTGTTTTTGTTAGTGGTTGTAACACCAATAGTCATGAATATCGTTATGATACAACCAAAGTTTTTTACATTCGTCGGCAATGATTCTTCATGGCTTGGATTTTGGGGTAGCTATATCGGAGCAGTGTTATCGTCTGCTATTGCTTTGTTTGTATTATTTAGACAGCAGCAACAAAATCATTTTGAAAATATGAGAAATAGAAGTCTGCAAATTGCTGTAATAAAATATTCGCAAGAACTGGAGAAATTTCGAGATTTACGTACCGCTTTGATAGACTTTCAGGGCTCGTTTGATTATATTGAGATTACAAAAATAGCAGAAAGGTTTATTGATGGATATTATGATAATGTAGAATATGAAAAATTAAAATATTTAGTAAGAGACATTGATGATAAAAATATTAAGGTTGACAAACCTAATTCCATTATCAAATTCTATTATCGAATTTAACCAAATATATAATAAGCTATACTACGCTTATTGTCTGACAATTGATGATTTGCTGTCATTTTTTGACTTAATAAAAGATATTCCACAAAATGAATCGGAGATAAAAATCTATGTCAAAAGACATTTGTCAACCTGGAATTATGTAAAGGAAAATCAATATAAAAACATAGCTAAAGTTCAATATTTAAGAAGTCTCAAATCAATAGGAGATATTATAATAGAATATGGAGAATATGATAAAATAAAAGAGAATGCACCTAATATTATAAAAGAAAGACTCAGAGAAACGCTTAGTGATACTGAATTAATTGGTAAGTTGAAAGGTGTAATTAATATAATTCTATTAGAAGAGCAAAAAAGAATCAATGATATATTACAGATTTGAAACAACTATATTAAGACTCACAATATAATACGATAGCCAAAAGTTGGATTATTACAAGTCAAAAGACTAACTATAAGCAAAAAAACACTTCATGATTGTTGGATAAACAACATGTTAATTGCAAACCAATAGCATTGATTTCAATTTCGTGGCAACTACAACGCCTATTAAGTATTAATAAAAGTTAAGAGGATACTTGCGAAAATCTACAATTTGATATAATCAATCATTTGTATCTCTTGGTTAGTAATAAGTTATGGTAAAATTGGGGATAGCCTTCTATACTTATTTATTCTGCTATTAATGGAATCAAATGCCGCAAAGATAAAAAAAAGTTGTATCTTTGTGGCATTAAATAAACAAAACAGCTATGCCCAACATCGTATCTTTGTTCTCAGGTTGTGGCGGATTAGACCTCGGATTTGAGCAACGGGGATATAACACAATCTGGGCTAATGACTTCAGACATGAAGCATGTGAATCTTTTAGAAATCATTTTGGGGATGTAATCCTTGAAGGTGATATCGAACAGGTAGACCCTTATGAAGAAGGTGCAATACCTGATTGTGACTTAATTTTGGGTGGCTTCCCATGCCAAGATTTCTCTATCATTTGGAAACGTCCTGGACTCAACGGAGAACGCGGAAATCTATATAAAAGTCTTCTAAGATTTATAGATGCAAAGCATCCAAGAGCATTTGTTGCTGAAAATGTCAAAGGATTATTGACGGCAAACAAGAGAAAGGCAATAAAACAAATAATTGAAGATTTCCAATCTTTGAATCCTGGTTATTTAATAAAGCCTCATTTGTATAATTTCGCAGACTACGGAGTCCCTCAGTTCAGAGAGCGTGTTCTTATTGTAGGCATTCGTCTTGACACTGGTTTCAATTTTGTACACCCAAAACCAATGTATGGTCCAGGTAGAGAACATCCCTATGTAACGGCAGGCGATGCATTAAGGGGTGTGGAACAAGTTGATTTCAACAATGAACATTTAAGAGTGACAGCACGCACCCAACACATTATTGATATGATTCCAGAAGGTGGTAATTTTACTGCTATTCCTAAAGATTCGCCATACTATGTTCATGGAATGATTAGCCATGTATATAGAAGAATTGACAGGAATGAGCCATCTAAAACTATCATTGCAGCTGGAGGTGGAGGAACTTGGGGGTATCACTACCCTGAGCCACGCCCACTTACAAATCGAGAGAGAGCGCGCATACAATCGTTTCCTGACGACTTCGTTTTCTTTGGAAGTACAACAGAAGTAAGACGGCAGATAGGAAATGCAGTACCACCAGTTGGCGTGCATGCCGTGGCAGATGCTTTGATGCCCCTTTTCACAGGCGATTATGAGCCAGTAGACCTCTACGCTGAACAAGAGCGTTTAAGTAGATTATCAATAGAAGAAAGAGTAAAATTATTTTAGGAGGATTTCACATGGAATTTCTGCTTACAAAAAATCCCCAATTCTCAGGAAAGTTTGAATCAAGAGAAGTAAAGGATTTCTATAAAGATCTCGTCGAAGACGCAGATCAATTTAATATTGCAACTGGTTTTGTCTCCAATGTGTCAATATTGGAGTTGGAAGATTTAGTAACATATAGACAGAAGAACACGGCAAAGGCAATGAAGCTCAATCTGTTTATCGGAATGAACTACATTGAGCAATTTACAAAATTGCAGTATGATGCTTTAATGGAATTGAACAAACACCTACAGATGGATAATCTCGGAGATGTTTTTGTTTCTAAAGAGTTAAGGTATCACGGTAAGATGTACTCTTTTTTAAAGAACGGAGTATGTGAGGCAGGGTTTATAGGATCTTCCAATCTTGGCAGTTTCTTAGGAACTACTTCTGATTATATTGAATCAGATTTATTGTTACAGGACGAATCAGCAGCTCTTTTGAATAATCGTATTAGCAATATCATCGAAGCTCTTGGAACAAAGTTTTCGGATTTACCAGAGATAGTTGACTTTAAGAAGCCTGTATTTAATTTGTTAGATGACAATAGTTATGTGGAGAAGGTGTCTGATGACAAATACAATGAAGTCTGCTCAAATAGTTTAGGCTATCATATCGTTGTACCTTTAAAGGTCGGCAATAAGGCTGGCAAGAGCAACCTAAATACTTATTTCGGAGCAGGTAAAATCAAAGGTAGATTTAGTCCGAGAAACTGGTATGAAGTAGAAATAATAATAAGCAAGAAGCTCGAAAACTTGGATAAACTACCCCAAGAAGACGAAGAGTTCACTGTCATTACTGATGATCATTTTATGTTTAAATGTAAGCGTCAGGGTGATTATGGTAAGAATCTAAGGACAGTAGGCGATTTGCGCATTCTCGGCAAGTGGATAAAAGGCCATATGGAAGCAGAAGGTGCTCTTAAGTTAGGAGAAATGGTCACTGAAGAGACTTTGGAAAAGTTCCACAAATCAAAGTTGGTGTTCACCCCGACCAAATCTGGTATTTGGCTTCTAAAAATGGAATAACTTATGTATTTAGAAAAATATCTATCACAATTAAACAATCAAGGTTTGGAAACTTCTGTATTAGACGTTTCCAAACAGATTGATGATAATGTAAAGAAATTCTTTACGTTCAAAGATAACGTAACCGGCTTGTTGTTCGGTAATGTTCAAAGTGGAAAGACTGCTCAAATGTTAGGAGCTATCGCAAGATTTGCGGATGAAGGATACATGATATTCTTGCTTCTTACCTCTGACAATGTTGATTTACAAAGACAAACATTTCTACGAACCCAAAGTTCCTTGATTGATTTCAATGTCCTTTCTGAAAGGGACGATTTGAAATTTCTGCAAGATGGTCTTCGCAAACCTACAGTTATTGTATTAAAAAAGAATGGTCGAATACTAAAGAAATGGCGTGAAATATTGTTGTCTTGTCAGTCTTGTAAGGGAAAATTCCTAATGATTTTTGATGATGAGGGTGATAATGCAAGTCTGAATACATTGGTCAATAAGAATAGGCAAAGTACTATCAACAAGAACTTGGATGCCATTAAAGATTCTGCAAGTAGCTGTGTATATTTTGAGGTGACAGCTACACCACAATCATTGATTCTTCAGTCAGAGATTTCAGGATGGCATCCTAAGTTCGTCAATTATTTTAAACCTGGGAAAGGTTATTTAGGCGGAGATTTCTTTTATGCAGATCCAAAGCCATTTTGTATCAAGTTTACCAAAGAAAATGAACTTGATGATGTAACTGCAGAAGATGACAATTATTGTCCTGAAGGTCTTCAAGAAAGCATATTGTATTTTCTAATAGAATGTGCTCATAAAAAATTAAAGGGAGAAACAAATTGCAACTTTATGATTCATCCCAGCATAAGAACTGGGATACATTCTAAATTTGCAACAAGGGTTGAGGAGCATCTTAATCTTCTCCAGGAAGCTTATGGGGAAAAAGATTTTATACAGAATCTTAAGATGGCATGGGCAGATTTACAAAAAACAGCCCCTAATATAGAAAGCTTCGATGACATTAAGGATACTGTTTCTGTTCTTCTTGATGACATGCAAATAAACGTGTATGTTCTAAATTCAAAAAGTATAACAGGAAGAGACCCCAATAACCCTGATGCGCTTGATTTGTCAAAAGGCTATAACATAGTTGTTGGGGGAAACACCTTAGGACGTGGTATAACCTTTCCTCATTTGCAAATTGTATATTATTGTCGAGCATCCAAGACTCCACAAGCAGATACATTTTGGCAACATTCTCGTATATTCGGTTACGACCGTGAGGCAAGTCTTGTAAGGATTTTTATCCCTAAAAGCCTATATAAACTCTTCAGCGAGTTAAGTAAGGCCAACATGGTATTGATTAAACAGATAGAAGACAGAGGTATAGATGGCGTTCTGCTTATTTATCCCAAAGGAGTACGCCCAACAAGAAGTAATGTCTTGGATAATAAATTCTTGCAAATGCTTTCTGGTGGCGTAAACATCTTCCCGAACGAACCGATTGGAGGAAATACGAAACAGATAGATCCATTGGTTATGGATTATAAGGACTCAAAAGTCCAAGAGGTTTCAGAAGAATTGATTTTGAAATTATTGGACAATGTAGGAAGTTTGTATAGAGAGGATTTTGACAGTGAAACATATAAAAACTGTGTTCGCGCATTATCCAAGAAACGTCCTAAGATGAAGTATAGGCTCATAGTCAGGATAGATCGTGATATAGCAAAAGGTACTGGTACATTACTTTCTCCAAATGATAGGGCATTGGGAGATAACTATCAGAACGACGTCGTGTTGACACTTTACAGAGTCAATGGAGATGTTTCCAAAGGATGGAACGGTAATCCTTTATGGGTACCTAATATTAAGTTTCCAAGTGATTGTTGTTTCTATAATGCTGAATAGCTATGAGATCATTAAAGAAATATGAAGCAAAAATAAACAAGGCATTTATCGATGCGAATGAATTGAATCATTTGCAGATGTTTTCAGATGCTGTACTATCTAAGGGACGTATTTATCTTATTGATGAATTTCGTGAATACCTTAGTAAAGAGCTAAAGAAATCAGATGTTTCTGCAAGTGCTTGTATATCAAGAGTAAAACGTATCGATAAAGAATGCTTATCAAGGTTTAAATCGGTAGATTTATTCTTGTATATTCCTTTCATGATATCAACTTCAAATGACCTTGCTATTAAGGTTCTAAATTGGATGGAGAAATTTCTCTCGATAGAATTGACAAAACGTGAATACAGCAATGGAATTTCTTTTCCCAATAGGCAATTCAGTGATTGTAAATCTGCTTTCATCAAATATAAACAATTCTTAGAATTGCACATGTCTTCCAGTAAAAATATAGACAAATTTGATGTGAGAAGTGAACAATTGGCAATTCCTAAATTGTCAAAATTAGGTGTAGAACAAATCAACATTCAGATGACGAACGCATAAAAATAGTTTATAAGACTTTATTAAGATACTTAAAAATGACTGATTTTTACAGGTCCTTAAAACCAACTTTAAATAAGCTATCCCGGCTAAATATTTGGGATAGCTTATTTGTAATTCGACAATATTACAATAATGAGTTTGATCTGAATAATTTTAATGATAATATTTGTTGAAAATGAAAAAAAACGGCAAGATTGCTAAAATAGTTCATTGAAAAATTGCTTGATTCAGTATAGGTTATTATTTTTGATGAACAAAAAAGGCAATTTTGCCGAAATATTTCAATATACATATTATGCAGATACAAAGAGATTTCTATTTACAGCAACTGATAGACGGCAAGCAAAATGGATGTTGGTATTATGGAGCAACGATATGTAAGTAAAGACGGTAAATGGCAGAGGAAACAACTTGAAGTAGATTTCGTTGTCAATGAAGGCAGCCAAAAGTATTACTCCAATCTGCATTAGCCATGCCAGACGAGGAAAAGCGTAAACAAGAAATGGCTTCACTTTTGAGAATAGGCGATTCATTCAAGAAAATAATCATCGTGAAAGATGATATTAAACCTTGGACTGACGAGAATGGTATTCTTACAATGGGATTAATGGATTTTCTTATGGGTGACACAATAGATTTAAACATCTAAGATTGGCTTATACATATCAATTCCATTTCCATTCACCTCAAATATACATACATTTCGAAGCTGTAGGATTTCGTTGGAGTCCAGCAGTTTTGTTCTAAATAAAATTCCATATATGGACAAGATGACAAAGGAACAGCGCAGCCATTGTATGGCATCCATACACAGCAAGAATACCAAACCAGAGATATTGGTTCGGCGGTATCTCTTTGCTCATGGGTTCCGATACCGGCTGAACCATCCGCGACTGCCGGGACATCCAGACATCGTGATGCGCAAGTATCGTACTGTCATCTTTGTGAATGGTTGTTTCTGGCACGGACATGAAGGATGCAAGTACTTTGTGTTGCCGAAGAGTAGGACAGAGTTTTGGCAAGCGAAGATAGAACGCAACAGGGAAAGGGACTTGGAGGAACAACGGAAGTTGGCGGAAATGGGTTGGCACTGCATAACGGTGTGGGAGTGTCAACTGAAACCGAAAGTAAGGGAAAAGACCTTGCAGTCGCTTGAATATACGCTATGCCACATTTATCTTGAAGACCACAAGGTAAAGAGGTATGAGATGCAGGAAGAAGAAAGAGTGATGGCAGCAGAGCCTGATGTGGAAAAGAAATAATAGTTTTTATATATCGCTAATGGTGGGGATAGCTATAAAAACGGTAGTGTAAACAGAACTGTGTCACGGCTCTGATTTTTTTATTCTTTCCCTCTTATTTGTATGCAGATTTCATATCTGCATACAAATAAGATGAGCCTTTCACAGGCAAAGTTACATAATCTTGAACCTATCTCCAAATTTTATAGCAAGTTGTTGTGATATCAGTGCCCAATTAGACAGGGGCATAGTCCATTTCCCACTAATGTCTCGATAGGCAAGATACACAAGTTTTTCAAGTGCGGTGTCTGACGGGAACAC